TAAAACATTATTAACTGGACCAATGGCAAAAATTCCATTACGTTGGGGCTTAACAGGTACTGTACCTAAGGAAGATTTTGAATTTAAGTCATTGCATGTTAGTTTGGGCGAAGTAATTAACCGTGTATCAGCAAAGGAATTACAGGACAAGGGAGTTCTTGCCAATTGTCATGTAAATGTAGTTCAGTTAATTGACCACGTAGAACACACAAACTACCAAAGTGAATTAAAGTATTTACTTACTAATCCAGATAGATTAGATATCATTGCAAATTTAGTTAATGATGCAAGCAAAACAGGTAATACACTTGTGTTAGTTGACCGTGTTGAAGCAGGAAAAGAAATTGTTTCTAGGTTGGGTGATAAGGCAGTATTTGTTAGTGGTGCTACTAAAGGTGCTAAAAGAAAAGAGCAGTACGACGAAGTATCCGAATCAAATAACAAGATTATTGTAGCAACTTATGGAGTTGCGGCAGTTGGCATTAATATACCGCGTATCTTTAATCTTATGCTTATTGAACCTGGTAAGTCGTTTGTGCGTGTAATACAGTCTATTGGACGTGGTGTACGTAAAGCAGAAGATAAAGACTTTGTGCAAGTATGGGATATAACTAGTACGTGTAAATTTGCAAAACGTCATTTAACTAAGCGTAAGAAGTTTTATAAAGAAGCCAATTATCCATTTTCGATAGAAAAATTGGAGTGGAAGTAAATTAACATAATTAATATACCTTTTCTAGGTTAAAAGGTTATACACAGAGTTTTTAAGGTTAATAATTATGTACAATACACTTTATGAAAATACATACACTAGATAACACAGCATACGAATTAAATGAATTACCCGAAGTAGTTGATGATATTCAGTTTGCTATTTTTGACAACAGTGATCCAAAAGATGCGGATTACTATTTTACTCCATTAATATTTTTGGAAAGTTTTACTTCTCCAGCACTTGTGTTAAACATTGGAAACAATATTATTAAAATGCCGGTGGATTGGCAGTTATTAATAGGCGAAGAAGATGTTGGGGATCTCGAAGCAATACCATTAACTAGTATTAATGATAGGAACTTTAAAGCATTTTCGTTTAATAGTTTAAGTAGTTTTAATGCTAATTTCTTACCAGTTGAAATTGTTGACGTATATAACGAAGTTCAATGGTATAACCCAAGGTTAAAAAATGGACAATACCTAGCAGTTCCGATCAATAACAAGGAAAACCCGGACGTTGTTTATTTTATAAAAGATGTATCAAGAAATTCACAAGTAGTAGATTACGCTCAGGCTTGGTAATGGCAAAAAAACAACGTGCTTTAGATTTGTTTAAAGGTGTTATTCCTGCTATCGACAGAAAAGATTATTCTTATTACGATAGTTTAAGTGAAGAACAATTAAAAGAGTTTAGTTCTGTTTTAATTATGCGTTGGGGTGTGAATGTTGATGACACCGATCCTGAACTCTTACATTACTACCTTGCAAGCATAAACCATCATGCAAATAAAAACTTCTTTAATGTGTACAAGCATCCAAAATTGCAATGGTTAATGATTGTTGCAGGAAGTCCAAAATTTGGAAATTACAGACGAAAGTGGATTGGAAAGAAAAAAGAAAAAAACAAATACGCGGATGTTAAAAGACAATTGCTTGAAATATATCCAACCTATAAGGAAGAAGATATTGACTTATTAAGCACGTTTGTTACTAAAAAGGAATTAGTGCAATTTAATAAAGACAACGGCAATTAATTGTTTTAAAAAACAGCAATGACAAAAGAAATATACACTTGTAAATATTGTAATAAAGGATTTAAACGCGAAAATTCATTAGTAGTTCATCTATGCGAAAAGAAAAAACGTTGGCAGGAAAAAGACGACAAAGGTGTAAGACTTGGATTCAATGCGTATTTAAAATTTTATGATTACACACAACATTCAAAAAAAGTAAAAACACCAATGGATTTTATTAAAAGTCCATACTACAAAGCATTTGTAAAATTTGGACGTTATTGTGTTGATATTAGTGCTATAAATATTAATAAATTTATAGAATTTGTAATCAAGCAAAATAAAAAATTGGACTATTGGACAAGTGATGCATTATATACAGAATACCTATCTACTTTATTAGTTAGTGAAAATCCTGTAGATGCATTAACACGTGCTATTGAACATAGCATGAAATGGGCTACTAAACATAATTCAGATAGTAAGGATATGTTACGACACGGAAACACCAATACTAATTGTTATGCAATTACAAATGGATTTATCAGTCCATGGGTGTTATATAATTGTCTTAGTGGTACAGAATTTTTAGAAACACTCAATACCGAACAAATGGAAATTATATGGGATTTTATTAATCCTGAAATATGGGGTAATAAATTTAAAGATCGTCCAAGTGATGTTGAATATATTAAAGAAGTACTAAACAAAGCAGGATGGTGATATGCTAATGGATGCAGATGTTGATTTAGATTTTGCAGATCGAAATCAAATATTAAAATTAATTAAACATGTGCCTGCAAGGCAGGAATCAAACACAGAGAGTAAACAACATAATAGTGGCGTTTATGTAACTGATATTCCATTAGACCCAATACACAATTGTGCTAGTATAGATTATAAAGAAGCAAATACACGTGGGTATTTTAAGATAGACTTCTTAAACGTATCTGTTTATCAGCATATTAAAGATTACGAACACTATGATGAATTATTAAATAGGGAACCGCCGTGGCATAAATTATTGGACAAGAATTTTTGTACACAAATAATACATATTTCTGCACATTTCAATGCAATAGTCAAAATGAAGCCTAATTCAATACCACGTATGGCAATGTTTTTGGCATTAATACGTCCTGGTAAAAAGCATTTAATGGGTAACCCGTGGGAAAATATTTCAAAAGAAATATGGACAAGACCAGATAATGATGAATACTTTTTTAAAAAAGCGCACGCAGTAAGTTATGCAACATTAGTCGCACTACACATAAATATTTTAAATGAACAAAATTAATCAACTATATGTTAACGGATGTAGTTTCTCAAATGATCCACAAATATTTCATTATAGCAATGGAAAACAATACAGCGATTATTTTGAAGAAAACTATCAAATTAATGTAATAAACCGTGGAACTCCAGGATCGTGTAATAGAAGAATAATCAGAACTACATTAAGAGATTCACTAGAATTTGATTCAAATACCTTTGTGATAATTCAATTAACTGACTTGCACAGAACTGAGATTACTGCAAGTAATGATTGGTGGCAAAACGATGATGTTTTTGATCCTAGTCAACAAGAAATATGTCAAAGTATAAAACCCATAGATAGCAAAAATGGACTTTATAAAAAATACATCGAAGAGAGAACAAAATTAATTAACGACAAGCAGTTGTTTGATGAATTAATGGTTGATTTATTGCTGTTAACTAAATTCTTAAAATCCAAAAATATTGATTATTATGTATATAATCATGCATGGTTATTTAATAAGAACTTTGTTCCACACAGTAGTTCTTTTTATCAGAAAATTAACACTGACAGTCAAGTAAATGACTTCTTTAAGCCCTTGTCAGACATGTTAACTAATGAGGATGATTATTATAATGATGGAGGTAATCCTGTTCCAGGTGGTCATTTATCACAGAAAGGACATTACCGAATGTTTGAGACATTAATTAAATTGATCAATATCTTTGATTAGTGTTATTGCTTTTCTCTTGGATCTCTTTTGGGCAATATTGCTTAAACTAGTACAAGGCCCACTAAGAATCGTTAAATTTTTATTAGTAAACGTTACGCGATAATTTTTGAATATTAGCCATTCATCTTTTAGAAATAAGTTAATAGGTATGCTTCTATTAGATTCCCACCACCAAGTTTCGCCTAAGTCCAAAAATAGTCGTTTTTCATCTATATCTTCGATATCGCCAAAATTATACATGGATGTTAATACCTTGTCTTGATTCATAATAATGCCAATGTGCTCTTTGTCTGCATATAGCACAATTGATAGAAATGGATATTTCTCTGCTATTTTTTGAAATAACTTATTTTCCATGTATGTTTTATTTGTATAGTTAATTAAAATTTATTTATGTATTGTTATACAGTTGTTGCCGTTATTTGAATTTTAATTCAGATGTAAATTTGTTTTACTCTTATTCATAGTTCGTCTAAATATGCCTGATGAAAATTAGTTCTATCACTTTTCATTGCCCAGTACATGTCATCTTTATTATTTAACCATACATTTGAAAAATCCACACAATTTAATAAATAATTTACATGTATTCAACTAAAGTTTATTTTTATAACCAACGCCATACTGCAATGTTCTTTAATCCGAACATTACAAACGGTATCAATCTACCAAGGACAAAATTCGTGTACGCAGAAACATTAAAAGCGGTTAAAGGAATTGACACTACACTAGAATTTCAATTCTTAGACCAAAATCAAAAACCAATCAATTTGGAAAACACAACGTTAACGTTCAAGTTAATAAGAGAAAACTCGTTGTTAATGAGTAAATTATTAACTATCACTGTTCCATCAAAAGGAAAAGCAAAAGTAACGTTAAGCAACAGTGATTTATCAGCAGTAGAAACGCAACGTGCTAATTACAGTATAGAACGTGTATTTAATTCATTAACTGAGTTAGCGTACGTTGATGACAATGCAGAAACACAAGGTGTAATAGATATACTACCTGCGGTATCTTAAAAAGGAAATACAAATGGGAAAGAATAAAAAGCCAAATGCAGGAGCAAGTATTGTTTCTAAATTGCATTTGAAACTAGTAGAAATTGAACCAATCACAGAAGCACAACAGAACTTTTTTAACAATTATGATAGCGGCAAATGTCAATTATTAATGGGTTATCCAGGAACAGGAAAAACGTTCCTTAGTATGTACAAGGCGTTCGAAGAGTTAATTAACGGCGGCACAGACTTAAATCAAATTGTTATTGTACGTAGTGCTGTACCAACAAGAGACATTGGTTTCTTACCGGGCGACATTAATGAAAAGCAACAAGTATATGAACTACCTTATAAAAAGGTATGTTCTGAGTTGTTTGGAAGAGATGATGCGTACGAGATTCTAGTTAAGCACGGCATTGTGCGATTTATGATTACATCCTATGTGCGTGGCATAACACTAGACAACTGTATTATTATCATGGACGAGTTCCAGAACTGTAC